GATCGTATTCAATTTAGAAGTACTTCCAACAACCGAAACAATATTTCCATTCATACATATTTGCCGTGGAAGAAACTTCCGACAATAGTAATCATGAACATCTAACTTATCCGTACCTGTCTCCCTCTCAATACAAGCGAACCACAACCACATTAGTGCATTCTGTGACAGTGTACGTGGTTCTACCTTTCTCTTGATACTTACAGTGTAAGTTCCATTTTTGAGTGTGGAACAGAGGTAGTCAAACGACTTATCCATTGTGACTACCCCGTTTTGTTTTGTTAGAATAGCTTCTGCCATATTTAGAATGGTAAATCATCAGGCGGTGGTACCTGTTGATATGGCTGTTGCTGATATGCAGGCTGTTGTACCTGTTGTTGCTGTCTCTGTGGTTGTTGTGGTAATGGTGGAGGCACAGGAGCAGCCTGTTGCTGAACTTTCGGTGTAAGCATCTCGATACTGTCAACAAAGACTTCAGTTATGTAACGCTTAACTCCTTTGCTATCGTCATAGTTACGAGTGCGTAACTTACCTTCTATATACAACTTATCTCCTTTATGGACGTACT